TGGAAATGGTAAGTTGTCTAGACTCGATCGGTCAGTGACAGTCTCGGCAATCTAATAGTCCAAGGAGGGTCTGTTAGAGAAGTAATTGCATTAATTTCCTCCGAGATGAGAGCGGCTGCGTGACGTAGGACCATGGACTGAACCTGAGGATCTAGGGCACTCAATACCCCCTGTGATGTTACCTCAAGGATCTCAATTAGTCTATCGGTGGCACCAGATTTTAGAGGATCTGGCATAGAAGAGTACTCAGAATGTTCATCAAGATTAAACATCATAGGAATGCGAGGAATGGCCACTTGGATTTTAGTAATCTCAGAATCCTTAAAGCCTACCATGCGCAGATATCCCGTTACATCCCCTTTGTTCTTCCTGATCTCCTGAATTGTATTCATCACTAACTCAGGCGTCATGTCCGTCCTAAACTTAGGGTCAAACACACTTTTCACACTGGATGGAAAGAGCGGACATTGCTTCTTGGGAGCCGTCATCATTCCCAGGAAACCCATTGTGTAATTAGTTGGAGCAGGATCGCACCAGAATGGATGCCAACGTCGCTTATAACGAGTACGTGTAGTTCCAGAAACGAGAAGTTGGTAGTAATCGTTCGAATAATTCTCAGGCAAAGTCAAGAGAACATCTGATGATAACCTATAAACCAACCTACGAGTCACACCACCCACATAGACGTCTGTACCTGTATGGATGGAAGACATGACCGTCTTTCTGAGCTCAGGATCAAGAACACTTCCACGTCTTGATGCGACAAGGCCATTACCAACAAGAGCACGATCAAGCATGGTCTGCCTCCACCGTCCTTTCTGCACAGTGCGTCCAATAGCTTCGTCCAATTTGCGAGAGGGACTATAGCGGAAGGCATGTTTCTTATAACCTTGAGTAACTGGGTCTACAAGCACAGCTAAGGCACTTTGTGAACTAGCTAAGCGCTCATCATTTAGTGCATTCACCGCATTAGACTCTAAGACCGTAACATTTGTGCTCTCACTCATACCATTAATGGTCTGGACTACAGGCTTTTGTCCGTATGCTCTGACTATACGAGCCCCGAGCTCACGGGGATCTTCTAGCTTCACTCGTGCATCAAGCTTAATTGGTTCGTTACTTCCAGTGAATGCAAAGTGATTCAGCTGCATCCATAACTTAGAGTTGGAATTTGGAAAACCTAGGAAACTTCGATTGCATGTTCCACCCGGTGATATCACCGTCTCAGGCTGTAGTATAACCCGTTTACCATAAATAGCAAACACAGTACTCAGAGAAGCCAAGGTGATAACCATCTGATTAACAGCCATGACATTGCCTCCACGTCTTCCAATTTCGGTGACTTTATCGATCAAAGACCCAATGTTCCCAGGACCATCATTCACCGTAGGTGTCTCAGAATCAACAGCGATGGGCCTAGCGAACTTCTGACCACCTATGAATCCCCGTTGAAGCATGTGAGCAACTTTACCACTTATGGAATCATCTTCAGTTTTCAACTCTTGACCTGCTTCATCAAATGCAAGTTTTTGGGCTCCACGTGCATATTCCACTCCTATATCAGCAAGTGACTTCTCACTACCTGCTGGAGGGGGAACTAGCCGTACGTGTTCTTGAACATCATCACCCCAAACATTGATTCGCGTGGCCTTCCCCAAATGTGTAAGCCGATCCCTTATTAATGACATCATGGCCGACGTAGCTAAAGAGTTACCAACTGCAGTGGTCATTACTCCTGAGGGCTGAGATGTGATCTGGGTTAGTTGAGGAGCACGGCCAGGAAATTCCCACTTATACCACGATGATCCCAAACGCATGATAGCCTTCACAAGCCCAACCCGATACGTGTACCCGGTCTGATCCTCTAAACCCTTCTCTTCTTGTGCCTCAGAACTGGCTAGGAACTTAACTGCTGCCCGAGCCCACGTTTGAAAGTACCTCTCTGCTAGCATCTGATCAAGTGTGGATGCATCATGAGCAAAAGAGAAGTCGTCTTCATTCAAGACACAATCTATACTAGATGTTATTTGGGTGAAGGAATCGTGAACAGGGGCGCCATCTGCAGCTTTCAGCAGGAACGTGTTCCTTAGGTTTCTCTCATCACCGGTCTCATTTACATGATCCATCCAACTCTTCATCGCTTCATAGAAAGGATAAATCAAGAGCTGTAATGTTACAGAAACCATGTATGCCATACGAGTGTCTTTTCCTCCGGCTACATTTCGTGCCGTGAAGGTTAGTGGGCGCGAAGTTGTGCCAACCTCATCCAAAAGCCTAGGATCCAACCATCTTGTACCTATGAATGGCACAATATCCTTAGATCTCAGTGAAATGGACTCACCCGTATCATCATCTTCGACGTCTGTGAGAATGCCTTTTTGAACTTTCAGCTTCAGAGAATCGCCTCCCGCAGATGTACTCTTCGCTATTGCCGATCCAATGTTCAGCAGCTCTTTTACATCTGGAGGTTTCACACGTAGCATCACCTGCTCGTAACTCTCCATTTCATACTCGTTCACGGCAGCACCAGGCATAGAAGGATCAGGAATCTTAGCAACATACTTTTTCCACGCGGTACTTTTATATGCCGCAGGAACTGCAGCTAAGCATGATGCAGAAAAACCAGCAAACGCACCCAACGCTTGGAGATGACTCGCCACATGAAGATAATGACGATTATAAGGCCCCACAGGATATGGATGCTCTTCACCAAGCGTACCGCGATAAGTCGTGACCACCTTCTTTAATGCATCAAACAAACCTGGATGTTTGTTACAAACGGCATCAATCAAGACATCATCAGAAGCGTCTTTTGCCAGATCGAAAGTGTTCTTAAGCATAGCTATAGCGACAGTGTCTATGACAGTCCGATAAACTTCCTCAGGTTGAAAAGGTTCTGTTGAATTTTCCATTGGAGGCCTAGATGGAACAAGAACTTTGAAGTGGGTCAATAAAAGTCTCAGAGCTTGGAAAGCAGCTTTTGTCACTTTCTTGACAACACG